TGGTCAAGAATAAATACCCAGACATAAGACAAGCTACACTGCAGGAACAATACAAGCACATTGATTGGGTTTGTAGTGCAGGGACAATAGATGTAAAGGGCATCAAGCGGAAAAGCAGGAGAGGGGGCAAGTCCACGGACTTCATTTGGATTGAGTTCAAGAACAATACAGGGGACAAAGGTTGGCTATACGGAGAGCAGGACTTCATCGCATTTGAGTTAGATGATAGCTTCATTGTTGTCAGGAGAGAGGATTTAAAAAATATTTGTGAAGAACTTTGTGACTTGGATAAAAGTGTTGCAAGTGCTTCGGACGCGCTCTACAAGGGCTACAACAGGAGGAACAGATCTGACTTGATATCCATGATAAGGAAGAGTGACCTGCTAAAAATTAAGCACTCAACAATAAATAAAAATGTCGCACTTCTATAAATACAACAAGGGTGATCCTATCTTCTTGCAAGAGATAGCGACTGCAGCTCAAGCAAAAAAGGTGCGAGGGGCTTGGCCCTCAGTCACAACGGTTCTAGGTATTCTCAAGGATCCATTCTTGGATAGTATATACAAACCAAGAAAAATTACTGAACTCGCAAGAGAGAAGCCAGATTTGCACTGGAAGGACATTGCCGATCTGACCTACGGCACAAGAGAGAGCCCTGTAACAGGAAATCAAATACCATCTTCTGAGTTCGGGACAGCGGTGCATAAACGCATCGAGGACTTCGTTCTTGCGGACATGGATGCTCGCAGACCACCAGAGGGAACGCCTTGGGACATCTGGGCTCAACCATTCATTGAGTGGTACAAGAAGAACAATGTTACTCCAATCGCCGTGGAACATATGATTGGAGAGGGGAGCGTGAAGATTGTAGGTAGTGTAGATTTCATTGGCAAAGATGCATCTGGCGAAGCTTTCTTGGCTGACTACAAGTGCAGATCGAACTGCAAGGGCAAAGGAAAGTTCTACCCAAAGGATCTTTATCAACTTGCTATTGAATCTTGGATGCTATCCAAACGGGCTAAACTATCTTACATACCTGGGTGCATATCGATTTGCATTGATTGCGAAACCCAACAGCATTACCACAAAGTCTGGAGCGCAGAGCAGATTGTTGAAGGTATTGAAATCGCAAAGCTCTGCAGTAAACTGTATTGGAAAACTAGAATGCAATGATAAAGTTCAAGGAGAGTGCGCACAAAAATATCATGGGTCAGGACATGTATGCCGAAGGAGCCGTAATATTTCACGGCATTGAAGATGCAATAACTGGTATAGATCAAAATGGGTTTGCCATATATAGCTATGAAGAAATGATTAAGATATTCATGAATGACGGCATGACGGATGAAGAGGCTATGGAATGGATAGACTACAACGTGCTAGGCACAAACGCGGGACAAGGCTTCGTGATACATTATTCTTATGAGTGACTTAATATGTAACATACCCTCAAGCAAGGTTTGGGTGCGCAAGGAATACTTGCACGATGGAGAGACTGGGCACGGAGAATACGTTGAAGGTGTATGGGTTACAGCGAAAAGCATACCAGGCAGAGCTTTTTACTTTGAAACCTATCTGCCAAAATACGGAGCGCTGTTTGATAAGCTTCCGATCTCTGCATTTGTATCCAGCCCAGAAGCACCAGACGAAGATCTGCCATTGCATGATCTGCAGTTCTGGAACTGCATGGACTACGGGGTGACTTGCATATCGAAGCAGTTCATTGGATCAATGGACTACGAAATATTTACGAGATCGCACAAGACGTTGAAGGCAACTTATCTGTTTACCCTGGACAATTATCATACGCACAACGATGAAATTGATTACAGCACATCGGAGATACCAGCGGAACATAAATCGTTCAACTGCTTGGAGTTAGAAAACGGGCAGTTCTGCCTGTATCCTAACAATCGCATGCGAGTCTACGATAATTCTTTGACCCCGAACGAACCACTGCAACCTGACTTCAGCGTATCGACTGAGTTCTATCAAGTTGAGAACGGATACAAATACAGGCTTGGTGATACGGACGAATACTACTGGAAGAGCGAAAGTTGAACGGCTACAAGATAAGATTCAATATGAATCAATACGAAATTAGATACACCAGGAGTGACATGCCTGATGACTACATCAGCGTTACAACAAAGTGGGCTAACGATCCCAAATCAGCACTAAAGTATATGCTTAAAAAGTCTCCAGAAAAAGATGGAACATGTTTTTTCAAAAGAGGGGGCTCAGGAAAAATAATATCAACAAAGGAAATAAAATGAAAACACACAGTTCTGGAAAAATGTCGCACTTCACTACAGGGGCCGTAAGAGATTGCATGGAGGGCAAGGGGTTACCAAGTCAAATGCCAACGTCTGCACTTAGAGCCGCATCCAGAAGATTCGAAGAGGGTGCAGAAAAATACGGCAGAGGAAACTGGGAGAAAGGTATACCTCTTTCCAGATACGTTGATAGTATATACAGGCATCTATGGGACTTCTTGGAGGGCGATGAAGAAGAAGATCATCTGTCCGCAGTAATTTGGAATGCTATGTGCCTTTACGAGACAAAAGAAAAGATTGACGAGGAGTGTTTGCCCAGTAGTCTAAACGATATAGACGTATAGATTTGAAATACATATCACAGAACAAGCTGAAAGCTTGGAGAGAAAAGCAAGCACCAAAGAAGTGCCCTATCAGCCAAGCTGATATGCAGGACAATGTCGTTGATCATTGTCACGATACTGGCGAAATCCGTGGAGTTTTGCACAGGCAGAGCAATGCCTTTCTTGGAAAGGTCGAGAACGCATGGAAGCGCTACGCATGCAGAAGTGCAAATGTTTCATTGCCAGAGGCTTTGCGAAGAATGGCTGACTACATTGAATTCAGTTGCACGGGCTTATTGCATCCAGTTGGAGCCAATCAACTGCAGAAAAAGTTCGAAAGAAAAAAAATTGAAGATCAACTGAATATTTTGCTTGACCTCGGTGTAGACGTTGACAGCATCGATGCTAGTAACTCGGACAAGCGGTCTAAGTTATATAGAAAACAAATAACCAAAATAGGCTATGAGCCATAATATAAAACAAAAACTACAAGGGATTCAGTCATCCCTCAAAGCCCCTAAGGGGCAGACTAATAAGTTCGGAGGGTATAAATATCGCTCCTGTGAAGATATTCTAACTGCAGTAAAACCTTTACTTGCAGAGTGGAGTTGTTCAATATCAATCTCAGACGATATAGTTGAGGTAGGTTCTAGAGTATATGTAAAATCAATAGTGCATCTGTATGATTCAGATTCAGCTGATTTCATAACTGCTCAAGCTTTCGCTAGAGAAGCACCGACCAAGAAGGGCATGGATGATGCCCAGATCACTGGCTCAGCCAGTTCATATGCACGTAAATATGCACTCAACGGATTGTTTGCTATTGACGATACAAAGGATCCAGACGCTACTAATAATCATGAGAAGATAGGATCACCTTCTCCTTCCAACGCTAAAAACACAGAGGATTTATTCTAATTATGCCACAAGTAAAATACGATAACACAAACACTGGAGCTGTATTCAAAAACGACTACAAAGAGTCGGACAAGCATCCAGACATGACGGGACCATTAAACGTAGAGGGTGTTGAATACAACATCGCCGCGTGGTCAAACATGAGCGAGAAGAAAGGTAAATACCTGAAGATCAAGCTCACTAAAAAAGAGGACAAAGGTTCCTCCGAGTCAGACAGTTCAGACGAGCCGTTTTAGGGCGACTCGTTTCATGCTACGAGAGGAGGGGCGAAAGCTCCTCCTCTTTTTATCTCTACTAACAAAAATATGATACCGCAGAATACAGAAGCAGAAAGACACCTACTGTCCAGTTTTGTAAACGAACAAGGCACAGCGAAGTTCGACGAGGTCGCCAGTATACTTGACGAGTCCGACTTCTATGATTTAAGTAATCAAACAATTTTCAAGTGCATGAAAAGTATTGCACTTTCGGGCGCGGACATAGATGAAATATCCTTGTCCGAGGAGCTGAAGAGAGTCGGCTTACTCGATAGAGCAGGGGGAATAGCTGGAGTTCTTGGTAGCACGAATCACCTTGGCATCGTTCAGCACAAGTTGTGCGCGGAGACCATTAAGGAGAAGTCCAACCTTCGTACAATGATACGCAAGTTCAAGTCCAGCGTAGAGAGCATGGAGGATGAATCCAAGACAAGCTCAGAGGTTTCAGCTGAAGTTGAGTCCATGCTACTTGAAATGAACGATATGTCCGAACGCGACAAGGATGTTAAGCTTGCTTTGCAAGAGGTTCGGGATGAATTCAAGAGCATGATCAACGGGACATACGAACCCGATGTAATCAAGACTCACATCAGCCATCTGGATGATAAATTAAGTGACGGGGGGCTAGGCATGGGCGAGGTCTGCGTCATAGCGGCTCCTACATCCTGCGGTAAGTCACAGTTGGCTTTGAACATGGCTTGTAGGGCTCTTGACAGGCAAGGCATACCTGCACTCGTATTCTCGTTCGAAATGCCCAAGAAACAAATCCTGAAGCGTCTAATACACGCTATGTCTGGGGTGAACCCCAGGAGAATAAGAGATGCTGTTGTGACTCATGATGAGCAGAAGAGGCTTTGGGACTGCACAAAGAAGGCAGAGGGCATGAAGCTATTTACCAGCCATAGCGTAAGAGATATCGACGATCTAGTCATACAGGCTAGAGCAATGACAAGGAAGCACGGTATAAAACTTATTGTTGTGGATTATCTGCAGTTAGTCCCTTGGGATCCGAAGAAGTTCGGGAAGACGGATGCCATCTCTGACATATCGCACAAGATCAAACAAATGGCAATAGAGCTCAATGTAGCGGTAATATTGCTCTCCCAAGTGAACCGAGAAGGCTCTCGTTCGGAGGGTGGGCTTGAAGTTTATCATCTACGCGATTCTGGAGACATTGAGAATGACGCTGACATCATAATTATGATGTATCCAGAGAAAATGGACATGAACGAGGCAACAAAGATAGATGAAAAAGGCAGTTATAAAAATATGATTTACAAGATCGGGAAGAACAGAGAGGGTGAAAGAGACCTCATGGGAGCATTTAAATTTTATAATCAGCACGGGAGATTCTACTAATGGATATAAGATCAATACACAGTTGCATTAAATACTTTGAAACCACGCTAGATAAAGTCCCGAGGATGGTCAAGGAGGACGACCAGGACATCTACTGCGGACCCGTGCTTACGGACTTCGCCAAGGAGCTAGTCGATAAGGTAGAAAAAAGAAAAAAAGATGCAGATAAAGTCTTGACTAAAAAAAATACTTCTGTAAAAAAGAAGAACAGGTAAGTCCCTAGGTAACGAAGGACGGGTTATTTCTTAGCCTTGTTTAATCCTGGGCCCCCCTTGTGATCGGTCACGCAAGGGGGGTTTTTCTTATCTGGCGGCTTTGAGAATTTCGTTTACCTGCTTGCTGATAATTCCTTTTTTCTTGTATTCACGAACCATTTTTGGATCCGTGTGATGACCCATCTCAATGATTATTGCTGCTCTGTCAGCTGCATTTAAATTAAGAAGAAGCTTGTCCTGCTTTGTCCTTTTCAGGTAGGCATCTGTTTTTCTGTTGTTGTATTCTTCAAAAAATCTTTCAGCCAGTATTCTATCGCTGGGATCAGGGCTTTTACTCATTCTCTTTATGTAGGACTTGGCTTCTTTGTCGTCCATCGCTCCAACCCTTGTATCGTATTTTTCTTGAGTGGATTCAAGAACGCCTTTTGCAAAAGGCTTGAAGGGCATGCCTCTTGATATTCTGAATATATCTTCGCTTCGCACGTTTCCCTTCTTAAACAATTCTATTTTTTCGTCAACGCTGTAGCCAAGAGAGTCCAGTCTGCTGTAAGCTTCTTCAATTCTATTGAAAGCTTTTTCAGCGCTGGCTATTGCTTCCTGGTAGGACCTGTTTATATCGTCCTCTGAAATCTTATTTTCAAGAAACTTGTATCTGTAGTCCGTTGTGTAATTACCTCTTGCGTCTGAGTAGCGCTCGGAGAAGTCCTGCACTCTTCGTATAGCCATCTGATTGAAGTCAATCTTTGTGAGCCTAGCTCCAAGTTGACGCATAACAACTTCACCAGTGGTGTAATCCCCTTGCTCTTGAATGGCATCCGCGAACTTCAATCCCTCTCTCAGTATGCCTGGTTCAAAAGTTTTTCCTATGGCATATGTAAGTCTTTCCTTCATGGACTCAAACCCTTCTGCAGTGCTTATCTTTTCGCCGTAGATATCTCTGTTGTCGATGGCTCGCATTACATTCTGGTTAACGAACGTGCCTTCACCCATCAGCTCTTCTGCAATTAATCCAGACAGAGTCTTGGTTGTTTCGTATTGATTCTCCGTCCCGTTAACAACGGAATCATACAATGCGCTCATGAACTGCGTAACTGTAGCGTGCGGAAAAAGATAACTGGTCATAGCAAATGTCCCCTTCTTTGTTTCCTTGTCCAGGGTAGCAGCAAATTCCTTGTCGCGCATGTAACTGAAACCAAAAAACCTGAAGTCATCCTTTTCTTGAGATCCCTGCAATGGGTCTCCAGCTGCATCGTCAAAAATTTGTTTGTAGAGGGGAGCCAAAAGCGATCCTGCTCCAGCGGAGATCGCCAGCATACCCATCAGTGCGCCGTTTCTTTTCATCCCTTCTCCACGAAGTATTCTTAGCACCTTGTCTGCACCCTCCTGGGGAAGCTCCAAGTCAAAATCCTTCAAGAAGCTTTCTCCGCGAGTCATCTTTCCAGCGAACCTGACTTGATTCACTGTGTTCCTGAAGAACTCCAGTGTAAACGTAACAAATGGAGGTAGTATACCCCTTCTCGATAAATACTTACCAAGTCTTGATGTCCTTTGGTAGTTCTGATAAGTATCGTTGGTTATTGTAGCTGCAATCCTTTTGATTGCCTGGCTCGCTTCTTCAGCGTTAGCACCGAAGCTAACTCCACTTTTTTGCAGCTTTTTTAAAAAATCTTGATTGGACTTCCATATAGTGTATCTAGTTGCCGTGTCCGTTACGTTGTAGACCTTACCCATTGTTTGGGTAAGCCGACTGAGCGTCCCTCCGACTTGTCCGTTCTTTAAAGCAGCAGCAACTTCACTAGCAGCTATACTGGCATTTCCTATGCCGTATTCATACATTTCATTCAATTCTGCTATGAGCTTCTGCCTTGATTCAGCAGTTGCACGTCCAGCTGCCTTTTTTATATCCCCGACTTCAGCTGCAGCCAATGCAAATCCCTTGCCGTAATCGAACCTTCCATCTGATCTACGAAATATATTTACGCCATTACCAGCAGCAGCCATGACTCCACCAATGCCATTGACCATATAGGAAGCTGGGTTGTAAATAACTTTTGTGGCTTTTGAATAAGCTACGAGAGATGACCCAACCTTGTTAACGAACCCTGCAGTGCCCTCAACCATTTGTTCGGTGAACTCGGCTTCGTATAGCTTGCTTATCGCGTGCGCTTGTTCAGCGGGTATATACATTTGTCTTCCGTCTGAATCAATACCTGCCATTCCAGGAAGATTGAACTCCGTGTATCCAGGCTCTTTTGTGTATCTTACCTGACTAGTGCTTTGCACTGCTCTGAGGACAGATATATTTGATTCTATTTTTGCTAGATGCCGTATGCTGTCTCTTATCCTGTATTTGGATTGAAAACCTGCTCTCTGAATATTAGCAGTTATCTCTCCTAAGAATGCTCGCTCTGCTGGACCAGGCATGTGGTCTTTAATTTTTATTTCGAATCTACCAGGTAGAGTAGCGATCAGAGCTTTTTGATCCAGTCTGCTATCTTTGGCGAACATAGATTGCAGATGATCGAAGTGCGACTTCACCTCCGCATTTATCTTTGTCTCAACCTTTGGATCGCTTATGTCCTGACCTTGCTCTTTTCTTTTTCTTGTGACAGAATTAGTGACTTCTTCTATTGCTGCAGCTTTTTTTTGTGCATTTTCGGACCATTTTTTATCAACGAATGCTTTGTAAACAGAAGTGTCATACATCCTGTGACCACGATCTATCTCCTGCTGCATTCTGTCCATGACTACCTCCCTGGCTTCCTTGGACAGCAAGCTTAATTCATCGGTCTCATCAAATACTTTATAAAGCTGTTTTATTGCGGTCATTTCAATGTTCCGCATTTCATGCAAGTCCCCAGCGATTGCATCTTTAGCTAATCTCTCGGTCATCTCTCCACCGTTCATAAAATCAGTTATGTCATCGCGTAATTCTTCTCTATTTAGAAGAGTTCTAGTTATTGAGGCTTCAAGCTTCGTGCTGAGGGACTCTGCCCTTTGCATTTCATTTTGAAACTTGTAATAACCCTCTCTAGCTCCATCACCAACTCTTTTTGCTGGAGCAATGTAATTCATCGCCTTCTTGAAAGTTGATCTAAATGGACCAAGAATGCCTTTCTCTGCAGAGGCAATATCATTGGCTATGAACTCTCTTTGAAGCCTGTCCTTCGTCTTCAGGATTTGTCTCTTGGTAGCCTCCTTGCCCAACACTGGCTCAAGAATTTCAGCAACTGTGTCATTGTCCAATTGATTCGTTGCTATTAACTTATCTATTTCATCTGCTCTCTTTCCTGCTAGGGCATGCGCCGTGCTAAAGTATTTTGCATCAACTCTTCCAAGAACATTACCAAGACCCATACCAGTTGCTCCAGCGATAGCGATGTCTTCTACCTTTACCTCTCCTGTATCAAGAACATCCGCAAGGGTTCTTTCTGCAGCAGCAAGACCAGCACCCCTTATGGTTGCATCTCTCACTGGAGTAATAGCGCTTTTCTTGAAAGAAACCATGTTGGTAGTACCTGCAGCTAGAAGCCTTCCTAGTTCTATATCGGTGGGGTCATCCTTGGTCATAAGTCCCTTGACCCCTTTCTTGTCCTCAAAAGCTGTTTGAGCCGCTAAACTACCAACAGCGCCAGACACAAATCTAACAGCTGGTCTAAACAAAGAGAGCTTACCTCTCAATAGACTAGCAGCTATTTCTCCTCCTACACCAGCGACTACTTCAGTCCCTGCGGACTGAGCAACCTGTGCCCCAGAAAGGGGAAGTGCTTCTATTTTCTCTTCCTCTTCCTTTTCCTTGATCTCTTCAGGATCCATTATGATTGATTATTTTGGTCTTCTTTTATTTCTTCAACCTTCGGCTTCGGAGTGCCAGCAACCTGAGCGCCTTCAATTACGTCACCGAACTTATCAAACAGCGGTCTTTGAATACCAATTTCATACATGTATTGTCTGTAAATATTTTGCTTCTCTTGCGAGGTATATGGTTTATCTGTATCTGGATTTATTGCTGGAAGGTTATTCACAATATCCATAACAACTTGCTTGTTGTATTCGAACCTAGTTGGGTCGTCTCTCTCTAGAACTTTAAGAGCATCTAGCTCAAGTTGCTTCTGCTCGACGATGTTGCCAAGCAGTCCAGCCTTGGATTGCGCTCTCATTGCAGGATCAGGATACGCCTTGCGTCTTTGCGCGTCGGTCAATCCGTCTTTACCTACAGAAGCCTTACCTCTTTGGACTTCGTTGAAGTCTGGCTTCGCGTCCATTCTGGCTTCACGATCCCTGGATGCTTGAGCGAATGAACCGCCCTGCTGGACTCTTTGAAGCTGCCTGTTGGACATTTCTTTTGCTGCATCACTTTGCAAGAACTTCTGTTGAGCTGCTCTATCCTCCTGTCTGCGCTGTCCTTCCAGTGCATTCATTCTGGCTGCTGTGTTAGCATCCGCAAAGGCTACGTTGCCAGAGGCATCAATAAATGGTTTAAGTCCTGGTGCTGGCTCTCCAGATATAACTGGATTACCCTGCTCTGCCTGTTGTGCTTCTAGGCGATTCAGATCCTCCATAGATATCTCTTGGGTCTGAGTAGCCATTGGATTTTCAGCTGTTGGAGCTCTTACTATGCCCATTATTCTTGGGTCTCCACCTTCCTCTAGCGGAGGAAGCGTGTATGCACCCAGAGCTGTTCCTGGTGCAGCCATTTGCTGATCAGTAAATCCTGGACCCCTTGGAGCTAACGCCTCTGCTTCAGTCTTAGGTGTTTGAAATGGAACTGGAGCTTGCTCGGGTATAGGAGTTTGAGCTACTGAAGCTGGAACTGTTGGGAGTTCAGGAGTTGGTGCAACCGCTGGAGCTTCTGTAGTTGGTGCAGCTGCTGAGTCTGCTGGTTCGTCTACAACAGGATTGTTAAATTTTTCGTATCCCGTTATTTTTCCCCTTCCTCCAAAAATTGGTTTAGTGGGATTGAAGCCCTTGGCAATAAGATCCCTCTCCTTGTCAGTCATTGGACCTCGATTTGTGCCACCAGCCATCTTTCCATATAAATTAGCTATTTTACCGCTAATGTCGAACTGATTGTCCAGAAAATTTCCAACAGAATATCCTCCAGCCAATGCTGCAAGCTTAGGCATTCCAAGAAATGCTGCACCTCTGCTTAAAAAAGGAACTGAGGTCTTTGCTCCAATAATAGCAGGAATCGCAGATGTAGCCGCAAATCCAGGTGTAAGGGTTTCGTCCGCAATTGTTTCAACGGTTCCACGATTACGACTCCGCGCTGCAGGTTTTTGCAAGTTTGCGCGTGCACGTGCATTAGCGTCACCCCTTGTTGCGGTTTTTTGTTTGGGCATGTTGCCCAACAAAGTTTCTTGTGGATCTTTGTTTCCTCGGTTTCTTCCTCTTGGCATATCGGTATTATATCATATTAGTTGTGTTTGTGCAGTTAATGAATCCAACTGCCACGCATAGCAAGCCCTCTTTCGAGGGGTTTGGCGAGTCATACACCTCCCCTCCGCCCCTTACGTCCCTTTCGGGCCGCAGGTAGCTCGGGTCGGGTTCCTACGTCGCTCAAGCGGTATGGCGCATTATGTTATCGCTGCGGTTCTTTATCTGCAGCTTCTGCATGTTACCATGCAGTTCAGACTATCTCTTCATCTTTCGATGCAGGGCGCTCTTGGGCAAATTACTGTCCGTTCTGAACTCGTTACCTAGTCGTTGCACCTTCTCAAGCATTCCTGCCCGAGCTTGGCTCAGGATTGTCCTATTGGTGGAGGTGGGTGGAATTGAACCACCGTCTCTAGCCGAGGCTAGATCGATACCCTTGCACCCCCAAGGAGTTCCCCTGAATTCACCCTGTATTGCCCTTTTGGGCAGTTGGATTTATTAAACTGTCAAAGAAAATTAGTATATAAAAGCAAAGAACCAAACGTCACAAGCGCTAACAGCCCTATTCCTTGCGCCCTTGTATTGTTGTGTTATTAAATGAGCGTCGTCCATTACTTCTGGTTGGTAACCCGCCCACATCCATGCTACTATAGCAAGGTTCCACCTTACCTTGCATTTAGCAAGTTCAACTAAAGAAGAGTCCTTAGTTGCTAGGTATTCATCTATTCCAGATGAAACTTGAGCCATGTCAGCGCTAGATGGAGTCCAAAAAAAATTAGGATCGGAATCGCCAAGAAGAAACCCACAAGTGTCTCCTCTTTCTGCAGTTTCAAACGGTTTTGGATTTCCGCAAAACATTCCCCTGGAACCATATAAGTAATAAGGAACCACATCAATGTTGAACCTGTATCTAGTAAATGCACTTTTTAAATCCGAGTTAGAAAGCATATGTCGAATGCTTCCATCCTTATGCTTGTAATAACCTCCTAGGTCTCCGAACCTTCTTGTCTTGTGCCTGTGATCTGGGTTGGCAGTATCTATTGAATTCAAGTCAGACGGATTAATATTATCCCACCGTATAATCCTTGTGCAATAATGCATATACTTTTGAGCTGATCCTCCTCCATTATGCCCCAGGGCTTCAGTCCCAGGGAAGTCAGGTGGGTTGTCTTGCACTGTTGATTCTACGGATGTAGTCATCCTTGGCAAGGAATCCACGTATGTAGTAGGAGCAAGCTTGTCATCCTTGTTGTTAGGAAACCAATTAGCCATATTAAGAACTATCAGTATTTTCTACAGCTTGTAAAGCTTCTACCGATATTGTAGCTTTGTATAGCTTGTCGCTAACAGTGACAATGAATTCTTTTTTTCCAGGGACAGTATTAACTCCATTTGAATCTGACAGTTCTCCATTTTCAGAATTTCCGAATTCAAAATCATTGCCAATTAATTGATTAATTATAACTTTTAATCCCACTAGGACCCTAGCTACTTTAATAGTTCCAATCAGTTGGCGTTCTACTAATGTAAAGCCATCTTTAATTCTTGCTTGAGTACCACTATTGTGCGTGGGGTCAAAGGGGTCACTCTTTTCTATTTTTTGATTTACAACTCGACTGTATGACTCAGACCCTATTTCTTTTTTTAATTCTACCTCAGCATATATCATTGTTATGCTTGGTTCGTTAGAAGGGATGGTAAAGTTTTCTCGTTTAAATTTAACTTGCTGCTTTTGAGCTACTGCAGTCCCTCCGTTTACTTGTACTTTTAAAGTATCTCCGCGAACGTATTGAGCATTGGGGTCAAAGGATGTTGAACCTCCCTCTGACTCGGGAAGAAAACCTGAAGTATTTACATGTTGATTTCGAATACTTATGGCAAACGGAGTGCTAAAGTCTTCTTGAATTTCATTTCCTGGGCTGCTGCCAGAACTAGCCTCAGCAGCTTGGTATGCCTGACCATGGTGGTGAGGTGTCCCATGTATCTCATAGTCCTGCATGAAATCATTGATGAGGGACCTCGTCTTGGGACCAACCTTGGAATTATATTTTTGCATTACTATTATTATGCTACGGTGGTGGTTGTTACTTCGTAATACTTAGTACCGTCCAGGGCAGTTAAGATTAGTCTAGAATCTTGACTAAGAATTCCAGTTTCATTATAACCTTCCGCTGAGGTTGCCCCCGACCCAACGCACGAACTAGTTTCAGAGGCAGTTCCTATGTCCGTAACAATTCCGTTGTCTACCAGTCTCGGGCTTTCAAATGCATTATAAAAAACGCCTCCAGATGATGCAGGTGATAACAAATGACAACCATTGTAGTTCTGTACTCTAGCAGTATTAGAAATACTTCTGTTAAATCCAGTTACCGTTCTAGTATGATTTCCGCTGTCGCTAATAAACTTAACAGTGTTGCCAGCTGATTCTCTTTGAGAGCTTTGAGTAAAGGTTACCGAGCAAGATACCTGACCTAAGTCATAAGCTGGAGTAAAACTTCCAGGAGGAGACGTTGTCATTTCTACCTTGATGTCCACAGGAACCTGTTTACGTCTAGGGGGGACTACCTGCACTACGGCAATTGTCCCAGAATTAACACTTTGCGCTGTGCAGTTAACAGTTCCAACTACATCAACTTCTGCTACATCCTTGTATTCCTGCGTTGTTCCTGTAATTAGATCGCTTCCGTCTGAAGCGTTTTGCAAAGCAGTTTTTGTAAATGTAATGAACCCGTTCTTTGATTCTTCCTTGCTGGCAATGAGAACCCCCGTAGGAGTGCTTCCACCAGTAGTTGCCGTTCCGTAAGAGACCTGGGTAACTTGTTTTACATTACCGAACTCCCTGGGCCCTTGCTGAATGGTTTCGGATATCAGTCCAGTAGCAATGAACTTTTCAGTTACCTTCCTGTATGCATCCGTGTCATCTATTTCGTATGAAGCAAGCTGCAGGGTTTGTGCGCTCTCCGAATTAATCTGATGAGAGATTGCGTCCGAAGCTGCACCAATTGTTTTTGAATACGTAGTTCCAGCTGCAGCAATTGATTCTCTTGTTACAGATCTAAGCCCATTTGGTTCATTAGATATCGTATCGTCCTTCGTCTGAACAAAGGAAGAGCTAAGAGTTTCATAAACAAAAGTAACTAGGTATTCATTACCTTGCTGCTGCGAAGTCGCTTGAACCAAGCGCATATCGCTATAAGCTTCTCCTGACCTTGCGCTAGCGCCATCCGTGCTGAACTCGGCATCTTGTAAAGAGCCATAGTCCGCAAATATTCTATCCTTGTTATCGTTATACCAATCCTCTCTAGGATTGGTGCTCTGAAGATTAAATGTAAGCCTGAACCTGTTGTTCTGCAGTTTCTCTACGGAAGGACTGCTAACAAGCCTAAGCCGACTAGTCCTGTGAGAGATTGCCATTTAGTTTACTTATTCTTTCTTGCCAAGTAACGATTATACTGGATTTTATCTTTGCCTCTAAGCTTCTTTATTTTAGCCTTGGTCATGTTATCAAACCTAGAACCAACTGCACTTGCACCTCTAGGAGCAGCTTTTTTAACAGCTTTTTTCTTTGCTTGAGCTACTGCAAATGTTTTAGCTGCTGTTCCCTTGTTTCGTTTCTCTAAAGCTTTTGGTTTAGCACCTGCAGGAGCTGCCTTCTTCTTTGCTGGGGCTTTTGCAACCTTTGCTGCTTTTTTCGCTGCTGTCTTTGTGCCGAACTTTATTGGAGCCTTTCCTGACGTTGCTGCTGGCTTTGACGGTGCTGGCTTTGCTGCTGACCCTCTCTTTCTTCTGCCACTAACTACCTTTGCACCTGCAGCTCCAGTTCCTATAGCAGCGCCTCCACCAATAACCTTAGCTCCTGTTTTTTGAACTTCTGATTTAGGAATAAAGCCTCGCCTACCAGACTTCGTGAAAGAACCCCTTGCGCCTCTTTTTAATCCTGGTGTAGCTGCATATCCCACGCCTTCGGCAGTCTTCTTAGCTGCACCAACAACTTTTTTGCCAGCCTTTGTTTTGGCTGCTTTTTTTGCTGCTTCCTTAGAAGCTTTTAGAGCAGCTTGACCGCCTCGTATTAGTAATCCAATGTTCATTATTAATTATTTATTTATTGATTAAGGTTTCCCCTATCGTATAGACCTGGGGTTGAATTCATTATACCAAAAGAATTTCGTAGCAATTCCTCTGTAGTTTTGTCCTTGTATTTCAGCATCTCCTTTGGAACTTCGTATACGCCGTCCACAACCTCGGGATCAGCTTTAGATACTTTTTGTATTCTTTTTGGAGGGGACTTAGAAGCTTTTGCTATCGAAGAGGGGATCATTATTTTATTGTCCTTCTGCCGTAGGTGACATCGAGGTTAGGCTTTGGGGGATCAGGAACTTTAAATCCCTTTTTTTTCAGTTTTTCTGCAATGGCTTTTTCAGCCTTTGTCATGACCTTACGAGACTCGCCAGATGTTGCTTTTCCTAGCTTGCTTCCAAGCCTTATTAATCCAGATAGTCCCATTACTTTATTAGCTTTCTCATGAAGTTCTTTTTAGCAATCTTACGAAGCGTCTTTTGGTCAGGCAACTGACCGCCGTGCTTCTTATCTATTACGTCTCCGAACACCTTGCTAACAGTGTTAACAACCTTCTTTGCAGCTGCTGCCTTCATTTTAGATTTTGCCTAGAAAAATACTGACGAGCGGAGTCGTTCATTCTTTCCAAAGGATTGCCTGGTTTAAGCACCTTTTGAATTTCGTCTCTTCGTCTTTGTCCTGGGGATTTCATCATATTTTTTATCCCCTTGGCAGCCTTACCAGCTGCCCTCATCATTCCGTATGCCATAATTATTTATATTGTTGTAGTTATTGTTAGCACTTCCAACGCCTCAAGGCTAGGGCTTTCCTCGTTGGTCGTCCTTTTGAATCCTTCATTGGACCTTTTACTCCAGACATTCTAGCACAAAAACTTCGTCTACGAGCTGCTCTTTTGCCCTTCGGATTTTTTTCGGTTACTGGAGCTTTTAGGTTCGCGCCAGTCTTGCGCTTGAAGTAAGCTCTTCCAGCAGCGGTAAGCCCTCCTTTTTTACTCTTGTGCTCTTTCCTCATCAGCTTCTGACTTTTGCTCTAGGTGTATTGGATACGACTGTTTTTCCTCTAGCTCCTGCTCTTTTCTTTTTTCTTGCTGTAGTAGCTCTCTGTGCTTGCGTGAGGCTGAGAGCCTTTCTTTTAGGCAAGCAACGGTCAGGGTTTTTCTTATCTTTCGACGTTCCGCAAGGGCCTTTAATTTTTCCATCAGTGCCTATTCGAACCCACTGTTGATCTCTCCACTGTTTTAGTTGACCCATTAGCGCACCCTCTTTCTGCTGGACTTACCCTTCTTTGCACCCTTTGCGTAGTTGGGATCCTTGCAGTATTTGGACGCAGCCATGTTTGCATAGGCACTTGGATAAGTGTCAAATGTTCGTCTAGCCCATGCTTTACCCGCTGGGCAAATTTTACCTCCGCTTTTTGCTTTTTTTGGCATTTGAGCTCCTTAATTTTCTGAAATCAGCGCCAGTAATTTTATTACGAGGTGCAGCAACCCTAGCTATTTTTTTTTGCTTTGGACTGTATTTTTGAAATGGCATTACTTTTTCTTCTTGATCTTGGGTAGTGTTTTTTTCTTTGGTGGGCGACCTACTTTACTTCCGTATGTTCCTTTTCCTCTTGGCATATTTTATCCTCCGTTGGTTGTTGCTATGGTTCTCTGAATGTTGATTTGTAGATAGCTTGAGCAGCCCTCTTTTGAGCTTCAGTTCTTTTATCTGGACCTTGTGGCGGTTTTAAAAGATCATCTATCTGCTTGTCAGTCAATGGCTTTCTTTTATAAATGCCTTTGATTGGTTTAGCTATGGATATAACTTTACTTGCAGGTCCTAGTGGCATAATCTTTAATCTTTTCTTTTATTGTGGAAATCAAACAGAACTTTGACTTTTTCCGTAAGAGCTTCGATGTTGTAGTGCATACGAGCCAGCACAACAATGAGCGTAATGATACCGATTGACACTGGCCACAAGGATGCGATGATTTGCAGTATTTCATTCATTTAATGGTTGAGGATCCAAAATAGAATCCGACGATGGCTAGAACTGTTTGGCGAACTTCGGGCAAAATCAGGTAACCGCTAAGGGTCTGATACTTGATTCCCTTGAATAGACCAAAAAAGTGAGATGTCTCCTGTCCTACAGTGACTCCCTCTGGGCTGTGAGCCAACAAAAATGGGGCTACAACGACCGCAAACAGGACAGTGCATACGATGACCCTTCTGACCCACTCACCGCCCCTTGTAGAGGCTTTTTGGTGGCTTTCGTCGGCGGCTGCTTGCTTCTTGATCATAGCTTCCACAGTGCTTTGCTGGTTGGAAACTAACTGTCCAATCAGTTTGAATATAAAACCAGAGGCTCCACCTCCGAGCATTGCTATGAGTTCTGTTGTCATTTTCTTTTTTTTCTTTTTTTTCTCGCTTCCATACCTAGCCCAGCATCTGTTCGTATAACCGAACCTGCAGCAGTAGAATCTTGACCAGATAGACTTTTAGAAACTTTTCGATAAGCGGGTGACTCAATTAATTTTCTTGCAAATGACACTATATTTTTAGCCCTCATTGCTGGAAGGAGAGATGAAGCAGTAGTTGGCCCCATAGATTCTGGCATATTATTTATTTTTAAGTTCCTTTAATAATTTATGAATTGATAGTCCTAAAAAGACGAAGGTCATTATACCGACGACTAAACTAACTATACCATTAATATTTTGTAGCCCAATACAGGCAAAAAATCCAGTTGATCCTACAGTTCCTCTAAGCATAGTATCCATAGCATTTAGTCCTCTTCGGGCAGGGGAGTGTAGTAATTAACGGTTGATGCCTCCTCTGAATCATCGAGGTCGTATTTCGTTACGTCCAATGCCCAGGTGTGGTCAATGGTCTCAGCAGGGTAAGTAAGCCAACGCGTACCTATACCATTAGTCCAATAGCTGTAGCCAATCTCCTTGCCTTCTTCGTCGGCTCGTTCAATGGCGGCTTCTTTGCTTGCGTATATTAGATAGAGCATTATAAGAGAGTAATACCGTAGTGATTAGCGAGGTTAGTTTCTATAGCAGAACGACTGGCTGTTTGATCAGATAAGTAGAATATTACTTCATTTAATCGTCCATCAGCAAATTGACCTGTGTTATTATGTTTTCCCATAGTGATACCATAATCACTTCCTAGGTCTGTATTATCAGCAACAGTTGTGTCAACAACACTTGATCCATTAAAAAATCCATCCAAATCTCCACTTGATGTCTTTATGCCAGTCATTATTGAAGTAGTGCCTAGCCCATCGCTAGCAACAGTAACTTCTTGCTGAGTTTTATTTGTGTTATCAGCACCTGGGTCGTAAATAAGTCGGAACTTAATGCTATTGTTATTTACTCCCATCTCAAAGGCAGTTTTACGACCTTGACTTGTACCTTCCCTCATTGAAACCCATCCGCTATTTTGGTTTACAACTTGCTCATCTTTTTGAACAACAAACACTGAAACTTCTAAGTTAGGATCAAGGGTTTCATCGGTAGTAATAAAGTGAGTTTCTGAATCCTTTTCAAATCTAATTGTTGGGTTAGAAAAACTATCAACATTAAGACTTCCGCCTTCAACAATAAGAGGTTGTTTAGAAGCGGTTGCTTGAACGGCATCCCTGCCGTTACCTGACTGGTCATACCAAGTCTCTACTGAGCCGTCCATCTCTTGACCAGTATAGGCAGCAAGTGTTCCATTTATTGTTGGTGAGTCCGATTGGTCAGATGTCCAGTTGCTTGCGGTTGTTCCGTGACCAGAAACAGAAAAGACTGTAGTGCCACTTTTTGAAAAAGAAATATTTGAAATAACCCCAGAGGCTTTTTGGTTTGTATCGTGCCTTGCACCTATTATTATATTTCCAGCGGTTGAAATACCAGAGTGAGTTTCAGTGCTACTTTGCACTGTTGTGCCATCAAGATCACAGAAAAAACTAGAGCCATCGTATCCAAATTTTATTAAATATTCTTTTCCACTTGTTAATGCCCCAGTGTTTACTTTTGCAGTGCCGTCACCACCGAACATAATTCCAATAGCACTAGATGCTGCAGATGGTTGTTTATAAATTTCAAATATATTATTATTTCCTGAAGAATCTGCAACACTCAATATTCTTCTGTTTAAATTAGAGTTTTCTACATAAACAAAATTAAAACTTAACTCAAAACTTTCATTTGATGACAAGCTGAAGTCTGAACCATTTGAGTAAGCTATGTAATTACTTGATCCATCAAAGTAAGCCCTACTGTTTAAAAGAGACTTGGTGTTATTTAAAACAAAATCAACCAAAGCTCCTGAAGATACCTCAGATACTGTAAAATCTTGCTCATCATTGCTGTTGCGACGCACACGTGCAGCCCTAGGGTCACCGCCAGTAAGACTACGGAGGCTGTATGCCGCCGAAGGACCAGGAGCAATCTGCATGATGCTCTCTCCTATTTGGTTCAGCCGTCTCTGCCGACCCAGGGCTGAATCAAGGCTAACGTGCATACTAAACCTTGTGAAATGCTGCTAGTCCATTTGAATCCACTGTTCCTGCAGTGAATTCTCCGTACAAAATTGTTCCAGCACCAAATGATGTATTCAAGTTCGTTGGATTTGTTATGTTGTCAGCAGCTATACCAGAAAGCGTTGTATCCTTGAGGATTTGTATAGCGCCGTATGTGCCAGCAGGAGCTGCACCATTAGTTACAATTACTGATCCAGCGGAGCTGAACTCCAGTGCGTTATTTCTTGATCTTGACATGGCGTTATTATATCAGATTATTTTTATCGTGATTGTCGAGAAACATGAGTACTAAATCTAGTAGTAATGTTCTTGTTGTTTATATTATTTACTTTTTCTAGCTCTTGAGATAGGTTATTTTGAGCTAAAGCTTCAGCGGTATTGGCTTCCTCTATCTTGTATTGTGCCCTGAGCAGATCGGAGTAAACGGCATTCGTAATGAAGTAAAACCACTCCCTGGGTATATCCGTTGCATCCGTAGCGAAGTCAGAGAACTCTTTTTTGTAGGTTACATACGCTATCTTTGAATCCGTAGGGAACGGGTTCAGGATCTGTATGCCTTTGCTTGTGACAAAGAAATCGTATTCCAGAGATGAGTTGTTTACCAGGGGTCTGTTCCTGTGCACCCTGATTGCGTCATTAATGTTTGCTACATCAACAAGGAATGGGAATGGAGCCGTTCCAGCAGAAGCCTCGCTAGATGTAAGCTGCGAAGGGTAGGTAACAGTTCCCACTAAGGCTCCAGAATAAATAGCGGTGAGTCCAATAGTTGTGTCTCCAGTAACAAGAAAAAGAGTTCCACTCGTCGAGTTAGCAACTAAAGAAAATAGTTCAGTCGTTCCATCGGTATCGTATTTAGTATAAGCTGCGACACCATTTACAGTTCCGTTGCGCTGATACAATCCATAGGTATCTTCATTTCCTGCGCCGTAGACGAAGAAACTATCCTCGGATCTTTGAATCGTTTGATCACGAAGTATAGTCCTCGGTTCTCCTACAACAAGATACCTAGGCCAGCTAGAACTTGACTGATAAGCCTCGTAAGCCCTGGAGTTTATAAGATGCTTAATTCTTACCTGTTCTTCTGAGGTAAAAGATTCTACACCAAATTTTGCCTCTATTTGGTCAAGTATATTGGCGTATGTTTTTACCTCCAGGGACATGCTATGCTTTGTTCGGTGACATTCTTGGGAATGTCTTGTTGTAATGCTTTATGAATTCTTTTGAATGCACTTCATCGTGCCCGTATTTATTTGTCAATCTAAAGAAGTCCCTGGCTGGTATAGTAGCTACGCACTTGCCTAAGATTGGGTGCGTCTTACCTTTGTGCTCCTGAGCTTCTTTAGCAGCAACTTCAGTTCTGTATTTTTCGCGCTCAACTTCTAGCCTGTAACCATTCTTGATTTCACGCATGAAGGCACGATCAACTTCCCCGTCACTGTATTTCGGGACGCTAGTAATTATCTCCATTAAGATTCAGCAGCTACGTCGAAGTCAGGTGGAGAAAGTCTCAACTGAATACTATATGTCCGAACGAATTCATTCGCTGAACTATCCTCGGATGTAGTCCTTGATATAGTCAGCTTGGTGGGCTTGTCTGCACTAGCAAGAGCGTTGAACTTCGTAAAGAAAGCTTCGCAGATTGAGAATATTACCTCTCTGGTATCTCCAGTAGTTTCATGCCCCTCCGTGTCGGTAAGCGTGCTTAGAAGATTGTTACCTACACTAGCTCCAGAACTTTTTAGTATAACGCATGGACCAGATATAGTGCTTGATGCTCCATTCGCAAGAAAGGTATAGTTGGCGCTTCCAAAAAATTCGTCTGGGTTGTCGTATGATGTAAATGCCATTGTAAAAAATTTAAGTTAAAAAGGCGGGGGGCCGAAGCCCCCCAACCAGATTTAATTGTTAACCCTTGTAAGCAAGTGGTGACGCAGCCTTTGACCACGCTACAATCCACTCACCAGCAGTTAGGTCGCCAGTTGTAAGCGATTCGAACTCCATGATAAGACCAACATTCGCGTTGGTTGTATTGCAGGAATCCGCAACTCCAAGACCGTGAAGGCTTGTGTTGATCGCAGCAGCACCAAGACCAGATCCGTCGAGCAGATTGTCTGGAGCAGTTGTGCTGTGATTACCAGTGCCAACATCGATTGTGAAGTTGGTGTCACCAGCAGCAGCTGTGATAACGTAGGCTGTTACATACTCGATGTATTCGCCTGGGGCTACAGTGTCAAGAAGAACTTGATTTGCTGCACCGAGAAGACCAGAAGCTCCACTTGAGAGCAAGCTTTGGTTCTTGATGTCGTCGAAGTTGAACTTGAAATAACCAGTCCGACCTTTGGAGGACTCGTTGATAGTTAGGTTTACATTGTTAGTTGCCATAGTATTTTACCTCCTTGTTTAAGCTACTTCAGTGATTTTACCATGAGCTTGAGGGTGCATGACGAGGGATGTCAACGCGCAGTCAACGTATCCTCTTTCACCAGCTCCAAGGTTAGGTAGGCGAGTAGAACCCATAGGAATAAGCTCAGAGATACCGAAGTACTCAGGATTGATTAAGTATCCGAAGTCCTTGTTGGTTGTGTCTGGAGCTGTGTCAGGGTTCATGTTTACTATACTGATCATACCGTGATCACTTTGGTACATTTCAACCGAAAGAGTGATTTGAGCATCGTTGCCGTCGTAAGATACCTTACGAACACCAGCGTTTGTTCCATTAGCAACATCAGCACCGAAACGAGCGAAATCAGTGATCTTACGACGAAGCGCAGTGTCAGCGATTAGAGTTAAGCTCTCTGCGTTACCAGTAACACGGAAAAGAGCAGTGATAAGTCCATTGAGCTTTGACTCGGTGAAAGCTCCAGTTGTAGTACCAGAAGTTCCATGAATTTGATCAGCGCTTGTGCGGAAATCAGAAGGAACTGGGTTTACAGCTTGTGCGCCAGGCTGAAGCCATTTGTCAAGACCACGAAGAGCGTAAGGAGTGCCAGTGCCATTTTCAGCGGACATTTCATTTGAACCGATGATAGTAGCTTCTACGTCACGCTTTAGCTCGCGGATAGCCTTGGACTCAGCTTGAGCAACCTTAGCAGGTCCAACGGAATCAACTGCTTCTTGTAGATCAGAAACAAGGTAATCACGACGGAACTTCTGAATGAAGTTACCAAGACGAGCACGCTTTTGGAACTTGTCTGTGAATGTTGTAATATCAGTACCTTCAGCGATACCAGTAGTTACGGGAGAAGCGAGAGAATCAACGGTCCATTCTACGAATGTAGACTTAGCCTTTGATTTATTCGCTGACGACAATACAGGTGTTTCTTCTGGAGCCAAGATAGTGAGGACATCCATGAGGTCCTCACGATTGGAAACAGACGATCCCTGGGTAGTAGTGCCTGACGGTGCAGGACTATAAGTATTAGAGATTGTTGACATAATTAATAATAGTTATTGTGAGAATTGCAATGTTCGCATTTTGATGAAGTCATTCTTGTTTCCGCTTTCTTTAAATCGACTGGAAGCAGCTTGAAGATTCTTCAATGCTGATGACACTTTTTTATCGGACCTAGCTGCACCTGGGGTTCCAGATGGCGGTTTCAATCTTGATGCCTTGACTGCTGCCTTCTTTTCGGGCTCAATCAAAGTTCTCTTCCCATACATGCTGTTAGCTGCGTGTGCCAAGAGGTAGGGTAACTGAGCAGAAACTTCTGGATCCATTCCTTCTAGATTAGAAAGTCTTGGATCTTTCAGCATCTCCTGATACTTTTGGTTTACCTCGTTGTCATCTTGCAACCAGCTTAACTCTTCTTTGGCTTGATCCTCAAGGGATTCTTTGAGCTTTGCAGCACCTTGTCGCCTCTGAATTGTTTTCATTTGCGCGGGGATGAACTTCTTTTCAGCCTTTCTAGCAGATAGCAGATGCTTCCTTACGTCAGCCTTAGTCAATTCCTTGCCTTCAACTTCAGTAATAGGATCATCGGCAGAATAACCGTCACTGTTGAATATTAAATCCTCAGCCCATTCAATAACGCGCTCAACTTCTTCCTGCTGGTTTTGCAGTTCTTCTATTGAGTTTATATTCCTGTATGGGTTCTCGGATTCTTTTACCTTGGGCTCCAGCTTGCTGGACATCTCAGCCTTGAGTCTTTCGATCTCAGCCTCAGCTGCCTTGCGTTTTGCCGTTAGTTCTCCGAATCTAGCTACAGCTCGACTTCCGAGTTTATCGGAAAGCTCACGAAGCTCTTCATCGGACATGTCATCCAATTCGATTTTAGAAAGAACATCTTCTTCGCTTTCGGTTTCCTCTTCCTGCGGTTCTTCTTCCTCGGTTTCGTCAACTTCAGTCACATCTTCTGCGCTTACTTCAGGAGTTTCTTCTTCCTCCTGAACGACTTCTTCCTCAGTTTCCTCAACTGCAGTCTGATTATCTTGCTCTTCAACCTGAGAATTGATTTGACCAATTCTCATGTTTACGAACTCCGATGCTGATATGTTAGTCGCTTGCTTTGGTTCAGCTGCAGCGTCAGCTGTTTGATTAACTTCATTCATATTATACGCTTTTTGCGCCAGCGATGGCGATGTTGTGATTATAGCATACGATTTTTGTCTACATTTCTGAGAACCTTCTTCGTAAAGAATCCCAGTCACAAAGACTGATTATTTCATCGTACGCCAAAATTTTTCCTGAGACTTGACTCAGCTTGTCAATGTCAGCAGAATGCAGCTCCTGTATGGAGTCCTCACGCATTTTAACTATTTCTTTTGCCAGGACAGCGAAGGATTCGTGATGCCCCAGAGTTTCGAGTGCTTCCTGTAGATTCATTAACCCTCTAGCTTCTGAGTCTGGACTTCTCCGACGGATGCCGCCTCAGTTCCGTAGATTCCGAACTGCGTAGCGTTGACTTGCTGCTGCTGCTGGAATGTGTATTGCTGCATGTATTTTTGTAGTCTCTGTGCAAACGCTTGATCCTGTTGCATCTTTTGTGCTATATCTGGTTGCTGCATGTAGTTCTGAATTATTTGAGTTGCAACGGCTCCTCCGTTTGACCTCGCTGGCATCTCTATTCCAGCAAAAATCTTCGATAGGTCGTCCAGTATATCTTTCTGAACCTCTTCTGAAGCAGTCTCTGTTTTCTGCAGAATGCTGTCCGCTAATATAGGATCCACGCTGCTAGCATAAGCGATCAACAGATTGTCTACATTTATCCGACCGTTTCTGTCCAGTTTTACTAAATCAACGAGCTGCTTGAGCTTTGATTCTTGCGTCTCTGGGTCATTGTTGATGCTATCGTAGGATATTGTAATATCAAAGTTCTCCATCGGGTTACCCTTGGTGAACCGCTGAGGGTCTGGGACTCCAGTGACTCTGAAGAAAATAAAGTCAGGTCCGAAGCGCTGGAAGCATGTAAAGCACATTTGCATTACCTCTGCGCAGTGCTCAAGGAACTTGTCCACAAGGAACTGCTTCTTGATCTTGGATATTTCGCTGCTTTCGTCTAATCCAGTCAACCTATCGGCTTGCTCCAGCTGGGTCTTCTCCATCTCTATACTTCCCTCCAGGGAAGCAGCAGCAGGTGTATCAGCGAACTCGTAGTCCTCCGCTCTCCTGCGAGGTATATATCTACCTGGACCCCAGTCCTGCGGAGGCTGGTTGACTGGGTGCATGATCGGAGGTAGGGTGCATAGACTGTTTCTGTCTATCCTGCTATCCCTCTCAACCTTCACTTGGTTCTGTATACCACGAAGAAGATCAGGGATTGTTGTGGTATCGTAAAGTCTTTTACTGTCTTCTGCTAAACGAGTTACAACTACAGGGTAGTCATCGTAGCCGTTCATCAGTTCGAACTTTGCGTATTGGCTGCTTTCTGAAGACCCCATTTCTCGATGAAAAATAGTTCTGTAGATTCCTTCTGCCCCGTCATCTGGATCAATCAATCTCTGGTAGCACCAGATGATTTCAATCAACTCGTTGGACTCGTAGCTGCTTTCTTTAAAATTAGTTCCGCGCCTGTATTCTTGCTCAGTTTCTATGCTATCCTGATTTACTCCTGAATACCTTTTAATTACGTTCTCTACGAAGTCCGCGTCCCAGTCATCCGTAAGAATTTTATTTTCTAGTTCCTGCGGAGTGTAGTAAGTTCTCCAGAAGCAGTAAGGACTGCGCTGCGGATCCGTTACATAGGATGGAAAAAAGAAATCGCCGTCTGGCGATAGTGTTTTTACTTCTGGTGCGTCTACACTTCTTCTTACTGTCGGAAGCTCAGCGTAGCCAGTTTTTCGTAGATCTTTCAAGGCTTTTTTTGCTCTTGCGTCTGTAACGCCATCAAAGGCAGCCTGAAGCTTTTGAATGATGGGTTCATCGTCCTCTTCATCCATGAGGACGGCT